TTTGCAGAAGGATGAGGAAATCCAATCTCTTCTCATTCGGAACATCTTCCAAGCCTCTAAAAGAGCTGCTCTGGATGCGCCGAAGTTTTTGACGAGGAGTTCATACGGGATTTCAAGTGCAGATCCGATCTGGCGACAAACTGCTTGGACAAATGTCTCAAATCCCGAAACAGGTCTCTTCGGATCAGCAAATTGCGCCTGTTCTCCGTCTTCGAGCATTACGACGGTTCCGGAGCCCAGGGTGTAATCCGGTTCCGGCAAAGCTTTTTGTGGTTGGGCGCCCGGTATAGATTCCATGCCACCAAATCCGCTGTAGATTGCCTCCGCAGGAGATTTAGTCGTAATGAACACCGTGAACATCGAGCTCACCAGCGCGGCTGTCAATTCCGCATCCGAATATCTCGAGAGCTGCTTCATTGATTCCAGTACTGGTGCGAGCAGCGGCACTCCTCGACGTTGTGCCGGACGCTCAACATCGCACATCACGTGCAGGACGTTTTTGCGCCCTGTCCGCTTTCCGATTGCAGGAACTCGCGTCCATTTATTGATAGCCGTTTCGAGCGACCTGCCTTGAGAATTTGGATTTTTATTGCAAATCCAATAAGCCACAGTCTCTCCGAATTGCCCGCATTCGATACCGCCGACAATATTCCGCTCAAGATCCTGTCCTTCGTTCGGATTGCAAACGCGGTCAGCTTCAATCAGGCCGATTTTCAAGTCATAAACGCTTCCGGGTGTCCGGATAACCGGAAGCACCACAAAAACGTCTCCGTTCACCAGTGCTGACATCAAAACTAAAGACTGCAGTTGGTAGAACGTCTGTTTCCGTTCTGCGTCACAGTTCGTGTTTTCAGACCAAAGGCGCCACTCGCGCTCCGTGTTTTCCTCCCATTGGCGCGCTTCTTCCTCTGTCATGCCAAGAAACTTCGCGTCAATTTGCGCGTTGAGCATCAGGCCGGAGCCGATGATGTTGGTTCTCAGCGTCTTAATCGCACCGGTCGCCAGAGGCGAACCCATGTATAAGTCACGAGAACGCTCGCGGAGCGTCTCAATGTTTTCAACAATGTCGGAGTCGGCATCTTTTCCGCCTGTAATCCAGCTTGAAAGCGATTTTTTAACGATTGAGGCACCGTGGAGACCATAGCCTCCTCCGTTCTGGAGCGCGTTCAGGACTTCGAGTTTGTTTCTGGCAACTTGTCTGGTGAGAGCTGCCTGAGGAGCTAAAAATTGAATGGCCTTTTCAAAAGCGTTCATGTCCGCTCCTTAAAAGTCGACGGGCGTGACACGAAAGCTTCGCATCCGCCCGCCTTGTCCTGACTCCAGTTTGGCAATTTCGTTTCGCCAGTACTCAATTCGCTTCGCAATATCCGAGAGACTGGCTCGCGTAAGACTGTGCGTTCCGATCCGATAACTTTGTCCGGTAGATACCGCCCTTTCAGCCTCGAGCCACAT